TTTGCACCAGTTCATAGTCTTTTTCTAAAATTTTCTTCAAATATTCATCATCCCACAGGTCATAATAACTAGTCTTTGCCAAAATTAGTCTCATTTTGGTTAAAAATTGAGAATTTTGGTACAAAACTAAGTTATACTTGGCATTATTCGTCTGAACGCCACTGATAAAACTATCCTCATCACGAAAATCATCAAAAAATTTGTATTTTGCATACTTTTGATTTAATTCTTCAATCTTTTGATACCCATAATCAATATCTAAGTCATCTTCAACCACAAAAATAACGACACCAAACTCTTCATCGAGAGGTTTGATGTCGTCTATCGAGCAACTTACGATTTTATAAGTATTTGCCTTTGCGAATGGACAAATTGAATGACCTTTTAGATCTGGATGTGACGTTTGAATGTGTTTAATCCAATCTTCAAGGTCTTTCATAAATTATTTTCCTTGCCCTCTATATTTCTTACGAGCCGAGTTACGCGAGGTAGCGGCATATTTTGTACCACCTCCGTCTCCTTGTCGAGACTTTTTCGGCGGACCAGGAATATAAGAACTTTTATTCAGACCAACCTTTGACTTTGCCATTGTTTATAAGACTCCAGTGTTTTCCAATAATTTCAGTTTCAATTTCTCCAGGACTTGGAGAACCTGTCTGATAATACTGAATCGACAGATCCTCCATAATATCGAAGTATTCTTCCTCTGTGAGATGGGAATAAATCTTACGCCCATTACAGAGTATGTTGTATCTTGTATCAGATGATTCTTGTTTTTTCATGTCCAACACGAATGCGAGGATCGCACCAGATTTCGAAACCTGCTTCTTTTGCATCAAGGCAGAATGAAACATCTTCGCCACACATATCTTGAACTTCGCCACTCTCAAAGACTTGCATCTTTGGTGCAAACCAAGGATACTTCATTTCGGAATGCTCGAAGACACCTTTCTTGATTAGAAGCCAACCAAATCCAGTGTAGTCTACAGTAAATGGTTTACGACGCTTGGAAATACTTTCAGTAGTTTCGTGATTCATTACACCACCATTGCTACGGAAATCATCCTCTTCTAACCAGTGAGCAACAGATGTGGTCACTCCATCTTCCGTTGCATACCATCCAGCAGCAATATCTTTTTCCATCAGGACAAGTTGCCAGAACTTATCAGTATTGAAAACAATATCACTATCAATCCAAAGTTGCCAATCATAAGGCAGTTTTCCATCCCAGGGCACTTGATCAGGTCCACGGAGCACGTTAGCACCAAGACACTTACAACGTGCAAAATTAACCATCGAGGAATAATCTTGCGAAATTTGGATGCTAGCACCAGCTTGCACCAGATCAAAGCACATCTGTACGAAGCTCTTTAAGTAGGTGTAAGAAACTCCACGTCCAGGGAGACAGAACACAATGGTTTTACCTCTCACTAACTCTCTGGCTTTATCGTAGTCCCACTCTTGTTCAGTCGTCTGCGGGGCTTTTGCTTTTACAGTAAATCCTTTAGCCATAATAGAATGCGTTTACTTCAGTATCATACCTTATTATGTATGAGATGTCAATTCGTTCGTTCTGTGATGATTACCTCATTCCCATCTAGGGCAATCCGTACTTCCGTATCTTCATACCATTCGAGTTCATTGATCATCTCTTCAGGTATCGTTATAAAGTACTCCCCCGTAATTGGATCAACCTGTACGGGCACAAATTTATCTCCGGAATTTTTTCTCATACTATGAAACTTATTTTTAATCTTATATATGGGAAAAAAATTTTTAAGTTGGGCGGAACATTTAGATCGCTTTCGTAACACTTTGTAGGTTACAGGGACCCATCGTTTTTATACGGCGGCGCCCCGCCCGAACGGGGGCGGCGGGGGCGCTGCTGCTGCACGAACGCATGAGGGCGTCACCCCTGCTGTGTGACCCACCCGCTGACGGGGCACGGGGTCACATCGGCACGGAAGGTATCCTCAAACTGGGCAGACCACACGGCGGCGGGGTGACCCATGGGAGGGGTTAGGCGGTTAAAGTTGGTGCCGTCGTTGCGGTAGGCGACCCATTCGGTCTGGCGGTCGGCAAGGCGGGTGGCGGGGGAGAGGCGCATCGGGTGGGTTGCTGTTGAGAGAATTCTACAGGGTCAGGAAGGGGGCAGGGTGCCCCCTGTGTGACAGCGCCTCAATCGGCATAGGAGAGCAGGAAGTCCTCCAGAAATTCCCGGGCATCGTCCCCGCTCATCTGGGAGATCATTTCACGGGCGATCGTCTCCCAGGAGAACACGTCTGCCAGGTCGGTGATGGCAGCACGGGCATCACGGGCGCTCATGGTACGGCGATCGAGCATGGCGTAGGTCAGAGGCATGGGGTCAGGTCGTTTGATCTGAAAGAATTCTACAGGCAACCCCCCGCCGAATCGGTGAGGGGTGTGCCACCTGTCAGAGTGTCACCAGATGATGGGGTTCCCCTGCAGATCGGTTACAGTGCCCGCCTGTTCATCTTGGGCAATTGATTCAAGAATCCGCAGGATTTGCTCTCCATTGTTACCTTTCTTCAGGAGAGAGATTGCCAGGGATTGAGTCATGATAAAAAAGGAAAGTGTACGGGTGGCAGTCTTTAAAGGCGCTGCCATTCCTGGGGGATTAAAACTTAGGGGTCAGAACCTTAAAGATAACGACCTTACGATTGAAGGGGTGGAGAGTGTAGTTTAGGAGGCGGAGCATTTGTGAAAAGAAAGGGGTGGACAGAAAGTTCAGTTCAGACGCATTCCAGAAAAGAAAGGAATTGTGCCGAACTGAGAGGAAGAAAAGAACCAATCAAAGTTCTTTTGAAATACACGTTCGTCACCAATTCCGTGTGCAGAAAGAATAGCATTCAGACGGGATTTGGTGGTGTTGGTTTGATGTCCACCATCGAAAAGTTCAATCCAAGTCTCACCAATTCGGGCGATCAGATTGCCGTGCAGAAAGACATCAGTAACGTTAGAACATGAGATGACTTCAGTGTTTGCCAGTTTGAAATCTTTGCCAGCGGTGATAGCGGCATTCATCAGACGTTCGATCTTACGCATGGTTGGGGTCGGTTGGTTGACTTGAGAGAATAGTAGAACGGATGGGGGGTGGAATCAACTCCCCATGTGACACTTCGGGGACTGTCACATCCCGTCAGTGTAGTCTCCGATGATCATGCCATTCTGGCGGACCTGGGCGTACCCGTACTCTTCAGAGAGGGAGAGGCACAGATCCCAGGCACGATCCTCATCGGTGGTGGTGTTCTCCCAGGGAGCGGAGGGGCAGATCACGTCCAGGCGTTGCATCGTTTCGGTTCGGTTGATGGAATCAGTCTACAGGGTCAGTCCCTGATGATGTCGGCGGTGAGTGCCAGTGCGTCAGCTGTCACATGGCGGAGCGGTTGCAGGGGGTGCCAGAATATTGTCACCAGGGCAACCGCTAAGATTGCTTTCCCCAAGGTCACAGAATGACGGGGGCAAAAGGTTTGTGAAGGATGCCATAATCTTCGATGGATTGATCTAAGATAGCATCGATTGCTTCGTTGATACGCTTCCAGGAATTGATCGGAGCGACAACATCCTGGCAGGTTTTTTTCCAGGATCCGTTAACTTTAACCACAACAGACTTAGTGAGAGTTTGTTTGATCATGGTTTGAAGGCGGTGGGGGGCGTCTCTCCCCCCGATGAACATAGTATGGCACCCCACAGGGGTCAGATCAATAGGGTGTGTGCCAGTTCCTCAACTGGCACACTGAAAGCGTCCGTTGTTGAAGTTAGCGTTAGAAAAGACCTCACGATTGACCAACTTAAACATACCGAACTGGTTGGTCATCACATAACCCTCAGCATCGATTCTGTTGCCGTAGAGGTATGCTGCAGGACCACCATTGCGGCAGAGATAGAGGCAGTCATCTTTGATCGACTTCACCAATGCCCACAGACGCAGCAGGTTAGCATCACAATCGAAGTCGTCGGGGTTGATCCCATCACCAGCACGAATGCAGGCGTTGATCTGCTGTTTGATCTTTGCCGCTTCCTTATCAGTTACAAACTCACAGGCAGTTGACATTTGACGGGCAAAGTCACAAACTTCCTTTACATCAGCAAACGATTCTTGATTGTAAAGAATGTACGTGTTGGGTTTCACAAACAGGCACGAATCGGTGCTGATCAGATCACCCTCAAGCGGGTGAGCGATAGCATCACGCAGATCAGAATCTGCAGTGTAGAAGGTATGCGGAGCGATGATGATTTGCTCCTGAATCACCTCAGGGAATTGGTAAGTGATTGTATTAGGAGTGTACTCACAATCACCACCGAAACCAATAAAATCGCCTTGAAAGATACCATCTGCACGAGGCAACCAATCAAGACAAGCGTGCAGAATGTTTGCAACCTGCCCTGCATGATTCTGATCGATTTCATCATGAGAATGATTGATCTTGATTTTAACTTTGTTGAACACAGATTTGGTGCCAACGAAGAACTTACCATTGGCGGGATTGATACCCCAAACGATGGCAGGTGCGCCGTCAATCTTAACACTCATGGTGCCAGGATTCACGAACCAATCCAGAACAGAAAGATCACCCGTCAGGATGGTATCTTCGGGGTGTTCGAGGTGTGTGTTTTTCATGCTGTTAGTATGGCACGGAATCAGAGGGATCACAAGGGGTCTTGTGCCAGTTCCTCAACTGTCACTCCTCCAGCAGTTCAGGATAGTATTCTTCAACCTCTGCAATCAGTTCCTCATCACTATACCCAGAAAGATTTTCTTCGATCTGGTCACCAACAATACGCATCAAATCTTTGGTGGACATGTTATCAAGGATGCGGTCAATGTACGCATCCAGAAGTTCTTGGCGGTTCATTTCAGAATGTGGCGATAGTTTAGACTTTTGATGCACCAACCATAAGCGGTGGTGATTTCTTCCACGAGGTCATCTTCATCATCTGCCTCCCAGATTTGACCATAGACTTCACATACAATTTCGTATGCTTCATCTACACTTAATGCTTCATCATCATAATCATCAAAATCAAACTCAATGTCGGTGATTTGGAATTGCATCAGTAGGTCACAAGTGCAGCAACTTTATCATACAACTGGGCAACATTTACACCCACGATTTCACTCACTTCATCCCAATCTTCATGGAACTCAATGAGATCCAGAAGGGCACGAATCTCGTCTTGAGTGAGAGAAAGAACTTCAGACATGTTCAGTAATCGTATCTTGGATTTCGGACCAGAGTTCATCAAACATTGTGTGTCTCTCAGGAACAAACGTAGTATGGCACGAATCGGGGGGTCTCACAACCCCCCTTGTGCCACTTCTCAAAGTGACCCATTCTCGTCCAGAATGCCCCAATTAATAGAATTACCGTAGAACCCAATGTATACACGACCAATTGAGAATCCGATGATTTCTTCACACTCATCGTTCAACTTGGTCATCATATCACGAAAGTCAATGTTGAAGTAGAAGTAATCAGAAATCGCAACAGGAGTGGTGAATTTCATGAGTGTTTCAGGTGAACGAATGTAATGTAGAACGGATCGGGGAGAATGTCTAGGGGGTTTGTGCCAGTTCCCCGACTGGCACACGAGTTAACTATACAAACTCCGCAAGGTAATAGTCTAACGGCAGCTCAAGTTCTGCTGCTTTCTGTTCCCAAGAATCCCATTCTTGCTGGGAAGCATCATTCAGGAAATCTTCCCGAGTATACTCAAATGCAGGACCACACATAATCAGATCACCGAAACGTTGACTTCTTTGATGTTCAAACCACAGAGTTGATTGTATACTCGCTTGCTGATAATGTCGCAAGCATTCTTGAGTTTTGAACGCTCATACCAAATAGTACACAAACCATCGTAAGTTTCAACGCGGATCCTGATGTCTTTCAAGGTGAATTCCCGACGACGAATGTAGAATATCCCACGACGTGGGCAATTGCAACTAGTCTTGTGACAGTTCAAAAAGTGGCACAAGATCGATTGAATTCCGACGATCCACGTGCTAACAGGGAATTATACCATTCTCAATAAGCGAGACCTTATTGAGAATCAATAATATTATATTATTGAGAATAAGACCAATCTTTAAACTGGCACATCAGAAGATATCGCTGTAATCTTTGATGCTAACATTCACATCTTCATCACCTTCTAGGTGTAGGATCTCACGCCAATTGATATCTTCTAGTTCTAGATCATCATAACACATGAGGTCTAGCGTGATACGTACCACGCGCTTTGTATGTGTGTTAGGCATAAGAATCTCGTGCGTGTTTACTTGATTATATCATGCATAATGACGATATGCAAGCGTTTCGTAATCTTGCCCATCTCGTGCATAATCCTCGTCGAGATCTGCATCTTGTGCATAATACTCGTCGAGATCGTATGTGTAATCTGATGCGTATGTATAGTCGAGATCGTAGTCGTCGTACATAATGCTCGTCGAGATTTGTATGATGCTTATGAATTATAGCATAAAGCTCGACGAGATTGCAAGCCCTTATGATGCACACGTCTCGTCGAGATTCATAAGAGTATATATGCATTCTCGTCGAGATTTGTTAAGAAATGCTTATAAGTCTCGTCGAGATTTGTGTGGGTCTCCTGGCATTTTTGCGGCGGTGGCACTTGACAAACTGCGCGTCTTATGATACGCTCGCTTAGCTCACAAGACCCAGAGGCATTTATGAGACTTTATAAGCATTTAGAGAGCATAAAGATCGACCATTTATGAAACCTTTAGAACACCTTATTCTCAACTATATTCTCAATTGATTCTCATTAATTATCACCTTATTGAGAATGTTATAAAACACTAACATATATTTTTT